ATGGACAGGTGGCTCTTGTGGAGAGCCGTTTGAATAATCGACCAAGAAAGTGCCTGGGATTCAGAACGCCAATTGAAGCCGCTGCTTCATCTGTTGCACTTCGACATTGAATGTGGGTATCTATTATCTTGGTTCCAGCAATATTTGGTTTTTGATTTTCAAAAATCAAACCTCTATATATGTTTAATAAAGGGAACATCGTTTGGTCGCCAACTAAAATATCAGCATAAGTTGACTCTTCTTCAAGGCCGGAATCGCCTAAGATAATTGCTACCCCTGCCTTGAGTTCGTGGCACAGACCTTCAAAAGCAATTACGTACTCACCTATCGTTTGATAGAATTCGGACGATAATTCCCCTCTTTTTTTCAAATAAGTCTCTCTTGTTTGTTCCATTTTACCCACCTCTATATCAATATCACCTATATCCGTTTTGGTAATAACGATTGCCGGTATTATATCATCCTGTTCAACAAGCAAAACTAAAAAAGAGGGATGCTTTTTTGTTTTCCCCATTTCAAGCCTCGCGGAATAACAACGCGGGGCTTTTTCTATTTAAAGGAGAATCAACGATTTATGGACGGAACTGGAACTAAGCAAGACACCGGGGCGACGCAAAACTCACCCGCGGCTTCTGCGACTGCACAGGAAACTCCAACGGCACCTCAGACTTTTACCCCGGAACAAGTACAGCAACAGATCAGCGCGGCTCTATCAAGGGCTGGCAGGGAAACCAAGAACCTCGAAACCGCCAGGGCCGATATAGCCGCCCGCGAAGCGAGACTCCTGAAAACCGAACAAGAACGGGAAATCGCCGAGCTCGATGCGGTGAAAGACAAGCCCGAAGAACTATCCATCATCCAGCGCAGGCAGAAACTGGCCGCCGATATCCGCAACCATAACGCGGAAGTCGAAAAGCGCAATCTCGAATGGGCAACCCGCGAAAGTGAGGTCAACGAGGCAAAGGCCATCCGGTTCGAACTGGCGCTCAATGGCGCCGCCGAGAAACACGCGGTTTCGCTCGAAATCCTCAAAGCGAAAGCGGAAAAGCTCGGCGTGACTACGCCAGACGGAATCGAGGAATTGGCTGCTGTACTGCCCAAGAAGATCATCATGCCCGTACCGGATTCAGGGAAAGGAATGGGGCGAGGACTTCTCGAAGCTCTCGCCGGAAGAGAAATTCAGGCGAGGGGTGGAGAGGGAAAAGAAGGGGTAAGGAACTACGACAAAGTTGAAGGCACGGCACGCCGTGCCCCTACAAAACGCGGAAGCGGGGAACGAGATTGCCGCGCTTCGCTCGCAATGACTATAAAGAAAATAAGGAGAATGAATGTTAACACTTGCAGACTATCAGAAACTGGACAAGGATATGATTGTCCAGGCGATATACGACTGGATTTTCCAGAGCGATTCCGGTTTCCTCTCGAAACTGGCCGTGCGTGAAGTGAAGGGCAACGGCATCAAGTATGACGTCAAGACCGCCCGCGCCGCGGTGTCGTTTCAGGACCCGATGGACGATATCCCCGAAACGACTCCGACATTCGTACAGCGGAGCGCCGCGCTCTACGTCGCCATCAAGGACACACTGGTTTCCAAATTCGCTGTCGCCACCAACTCGACCCAGAACCCCGAGTTCGTGCAGATTAAGAGCGACATCGAGGACTTCACCGCTGCCATCAACAATATCCTCGTCGTCGGGCAGACGACCACGGCGGGAAGCACCAAGCAGCCCAAGGGGATGCTGAAGCTAATCTCGGAACTGGAGAGCGAGGCGACCACCGACCTCGACGCGATCAACAACACCCAGGTAATCGCCAACTCCGCGACATCCGGCGCACTCACGTTCGACAAGCTGGACGAGCTCATCGATGCCGTAAACAGACCGAACTTCCTGATGATGTCCAAGATGTCACGCCGCAAGCTGAATATCCTCTCCCATGCTTCAGGAAGCATTCTCAAGGTGGACCAGGACGCCTTCGGGCGCTTCATCCAGATGTATAACGATCTCCCGATATACATCAATACCAATATTCTCAACAACTTTCCGGACAGCATCGCGTCCGTGCTGACGACCGCCACATACGACCCGTCTACTACCCGGGCGGCCGGTAACGACAACTCGCCCATCTTCTGCGGACGCGTCGGGGACGAGGGGGCTTTCTGCGCCAACCAGGCCATCCCCCTGACACAGGAATATGTCGGCGTTTCCCAGAAAAAAGACGCTGATATCAGACGTGTGAAGTGGTATCACGGCTTCGCCGCTTACGACAAATATTCGCTCGCGGTGCTGACGGGCTGCTGCCCGACGGACTAAATCTAAAAGAGTGAGGTGAAAAGGAAATGGCTTTAACAGACGCACAAAGCGGGGCTCTCATACTCGACGGGAGCATCCCGGTGGAAGTAACCCTAGCCGGAACGGTTGCCAAAGGCGACCTCATCGGCTATTCGACTGGTTGGAAACGAGCCCTGGCTACTGCCGGAAGTGTCGTCCAGGGGAAGGCCGTCGCGGGAATGGATGGCAAGACCGGCGACAAGATCGTGGCCTATTTCGGCAAGACGCGCATCGGCGGACGGCTGACCGCCATGACGGCGGGTTCAGCGGTGTACGGAGAAGAGGGGAGCGGGAACGGGAAGTATACCGAGACCATCCCTACGACCCAGAACGACTCCACCAAACAGGTGGGGGTGTCGATCTCAGCGACCGAGGCGGTAATAGACCCGAACGCGGACCCGGATACGGTGCACGCGTAGGAGTGAGGGGGGCGGGGGAAACCCCGCCCCCGGTTTCAATTCTTTCTATCTGTACTTAACCTACGCAAAGAGAGGTATTCTTTATGGAAAATGGAAGTGCTATACTCAGCCAAAACGGAAGACAAGGAGTAACAACTATGCCATATCTGCCTTGTTCGACTTGTGGTGCCTCAATGGAAGTTAACATCGGCGATTTCAATCGCCACAACATGCCAAACACAAAAAGCGACCCTAAAAAGGTCGTTGGAAGCGCCCTTTGCCGAGCATGTGGGAATGGAACAGGATTTGAAATAACTGATAACGTGCTTAATTATGTTTCCGGTAAAAGCAGCTATGGGAGTTTAACCCCTCCAACCGCACCAGCTGTTAGTGCATTTTATTCTGAAGCTGAGATGTGTTTTCAGACTGGAGCCCCAAATGCTTCAGCGACCATGTGTCGGGCCGCAATTGAAACCGCTTTAGATCAATCTGGATTTACTGGCTCAAGTTTATACGAGAAAATTGAAAACGCGAAGGGTAAAAAAGCATTAGACGATATGGAAGTGGGTCTCGCACACGCCAGCCGATTGATTACCCGTGAATCAATTCATAAAGCAGAACTTATCACACTTTCAGACATCCCATCCATGCTATCAGCCACTGTGCATATATTGAATACTCTTGTTAGATCCCAACCTAAATAATCTACAAGTCAAAAGCAACCCAAACCGAACCAGAAGAGCCCCGCGAAAGTGGGGCTTCTCGCATTTAAGGAGAATCAATGAGTTATCTAATCCCACAAATCACACTTTCGCAATTACAAAGCATGACCCCCGGGCAGGTTAAAGATTCGCCTTCAGTCATCATAACCAACGAGGAAGGCCATTACCTTGGGATACTGATTGTGCCGCAGACGGATTTCATCAAGGCGCAGGCGGAATACATGGGCGAGATGTCTAACGGGGTAAAGCCGAGGAAAGACGATGTACCGGTGGCTATGGCCTCAAACGAAACTAAAGTAAAACGGGTGAGACACAAAATAGTACGCCGGAAAAAGAAGGACAAGCCAAGCAAAAGCAAGGGGACGATGGAGGCGATAGGGTAAAACAGCCTTTGTTTATTAACCTATAGTTACAACCACTTTTGTGACGTTGGGAGCTATTGACGTGGTAACTAAAGTTGACCCTGTGAACTCCTTTGTAATGTTACCCGAAATTGTCAACGCATAAGCCAAATCGTTGTCAACCTCGAAACCATTGACATTAAGGTATTGAATGGTCGCGTTAAAGGTATAGGGTTGGGCACCAGAATTGGTTATAGTGAATTTCCAAGCAATGCGCCACCAAGTGGAATTCTGTTCGGTAACGGCCCACCCAACGTTACTAATCTGAGCGGAAGTCGTTGTGGCCGGTGGATAACTCTGGCTGGCTATATTCACAACCACCTTTATGATTTTGGGGGCTGTTGAAGCGGTAACTAAAGTTGACCCGGTAAATTCCTTTGTAGAACTCCCTGGAATGCTCAAGCCGTAAGCCAAATCGTCATCGACCTCGAAACCGTTAACATCCAGATATTGAATTGTCGCATTAAAATAATATGGTTGTATCCCTGGATTGGCGAGGGTAAACTTCCAGGATACGCGCCACCAAGTGGAATTCTGTTCGGTAACGGCCCACCCAACATTGCTAAGCTGAACTGAAGCAGTTGTGGTTGGTGGATTGGTCTTACTTGTCGTAGTGCTAGTTTGAGTAATAGCAGTGGTGGTTGGGGATTGACTTTGGCTAGTTGCGTTGATAGGGGTGGTTGCGAGTGGAGTATACAACTTAGCTTGCAAAACTGTAAGCTCGGGAATGGTGCGTTGAGCCCCTAAAACGGTTTGGTAAGTAATAGTACCTAAAACTTTACCCACAAACTCAATAATGTCGTTCTCGAGCAACCTAGTGCCAGAATAATGTACGTACACATCATCCGACCAAAACCCAAAAGAAGAAGGCGTAACATCGACACGTAACACATAATTATTGTTACCTAAATCGGTTACCTGGATTACTTGGCCTGTATAATAAACTTGTTTACTTACGTATTGTTCAATATTACGAAATAAATCCTGGTAGTTGACGATAACACTTTGAGATTTTAATTGGTCAAATGTGACAACTGCAGTAGTTTTTGGAACTGTGCTAGTGGTTGATGACGCAATCGTGGTTTGACTGCTAGTATTTGGTGAGCTAACGGTATTCGCGTAAGGCGTTAAATATCCACTGCTGCTAGAACAAGAAACCAAACCCAAAGAGACTACCAACACGCAAGTAGTTAACAAGCTCTTCATTTTCGTCTCCTGCCTACATCATGATAACCCCACATATCAACACCACCTACGCCAAATAGTGCGCCCTAAGTATACACCCGCAAAGCAAGCCAAAAAGACGATCCGTCTCATTTAACGGCGGGGTTAACTCCTCTGCACCGCCAATAATTCTGGATTCCCTCGAACCTCGAGGCCAAGAACCTCGGGGAACAGCCCAAGGCCCGGGCCTCGACGCACGGGAATGACCAAATAGGAGAACGAGATTGCCGCAGCCACTGTGTGGCTTCGCAATGACCAGGAATACCACCCGAGGCTATTTATAGTTTGTCGGCGCGACAAAGGATGGAGCTGGATTGTCGGAGCAAGTCCGACAATGACAGACGAGATTAAAGTGAATAAAAACCGGGGGTGAAATATGGCATACGCAAAACTTTTCTTCACAAGCGGCGGGGTTCAGGTCTCGGCGGCTCCCACCACAACGAACGCCGTCGCGTTCACACTCCGCGCCGATAACAACGAAGTAGGCACGCCGATCGGTATTACCGCCAAAGCCGACAGCGGCTACACGGTCGCCACCGGCTGCACGTTCACGCCCACCGGCACAACGGCTGCAAAATGGGCTCTGGCTCCTGACTCCGGCGGCTCTGCCGGTACATTCGGGGCATACGGGGCCGCCTTAACCCTTTCAGGCCTGATGGACAACGCAACCGGCATCCCTTTCTGGGTCAAGGCAAAAGCCACCAGCGATGAAACGCCTGCCAACGATACAACGGTAACACTGGTTCTCGCCGGCGTAGCTTCAGCGGCATAAAGGGGCGGACTCATGCTACATATAAAATATCATTCTATTTGGACAATCCGCCATTGGAGACCGCGTAATTCCGGCATATATGAGTTAATTTGGGAAGAAAAAGCGGTCGATCGGAACATCTTGCACGATACCGGGGAGATCGCCATTCTATCCGCGTTCTTCGCGACAACGATGACGGGTTACGGAGCGCCGCCGGCTAATCTCTATCTCGGGCTCGACTCCCGCGCCTCTCTCGCCGAAGCCGACACCCTCGCGACTCTCGTTGAACTCACGAAGTCGGGATATGAACGCAAGGCGGTATCATCCGGCGGAACCGGCGCAGCCGGACAGGACTTCTATATCAATCAGCCGGCGGCGTACTATCGCGCTGATAGCAAGACCGTTGAATGGACCGCCGGTGAGGATTGGGTTACGGGCCAGAAAAACGTCTTCCTTTGTACTGACGCGACGGCCGTCACCGATGCGGCAGGCAAACACCTTATATCTAGTCTGACCCTCTCTGCCGCGAGAACACTCCTGAGCGGAGATAAACTCGACGGGTCGATATATATCGGTTTGTCTGAATAGTGAGATAACTTATGGCCTCACCGTTAACGATACAGCCATCATCTAAAGACAATACCGTCTACGGCGGGGATACCACCGCAAATTACGGCACAAGTGCGCAGATTTCTATCTATTCTTATAGTTTCGGCAACAGGAACGAGCGCGGAATAGTCACTTTCCCGATAACGTGGGGAACAGATATTCCTAATGGCGCTACGCTAACGTCGGCAACTTTCAGCATGTACCGCACCGGCGGATCAGCGAGAACTCATCAAGTTTACAAGTGTACCCGGGACGATTGGGGAGAAACTACCTCATCTTGGCAAAGATATAAAACCAACACGAACTGGACCAATGCCGGTGGAGACTATGTGACGAGTAACCCAACAGGAGCCAGTATGTCTGTTCCTACGGGAGCAGGATGGAGCGATTGGAACGTACTTGCCATCGCGCAAGATGCGCAAACCAACAGTATCAATTTTAATTTTCTGGTGAAAGACGCTAACGAAAACAACGCCACGAATACAGGTGTTGGTTATCGTTCCAGAGAAGATTCAACCACGGCACAACGGCCGAAGCTGGTTATTGAATATACGGCAGCAACAACTTACGACGAAACCGGCAAGGTCCAGGTGGTTCTTGCAGCCAGCGGGAAGACTGAGCAACTTATCATCGCAGAGCCCGCCCATGCCCAAATCGTTCTTGTAATCGGTGGTACGACTGACGTATTACTTTTATTCGCCTCTTTTGCTGGTCAAACCATACGGACCACCACTGGCGAGATCCTGGCATCCTGCGACGCGCAATTACTCCGGACAGTGGTAAAAGCCTCGGCCTGCACGGCGCAGGCGGTTCGGGCAGTACGCGCTGCGGCCGGCTATACCGCCCAAACAAGACGAGCATCTGCGGCACTCGCCGCTTTCATCGGGCAGACCCGGCGTATTGCGGCCTCACCGCCGGTCAGGATTGCCGAGAACATCGTTACCGGACTCAAAATCACCATATCAAGACAAGGGAATACCGGCAGTATCGAGGACAAGCGAAAAGGCACATCGATCGACAGGAGATAAAAGATGATATTTGACCGAGGCGAAACGGTACCGGGCTCCATCGACGTCAAAAACGCGGCCGGCGCACTTTATGATCCGGACACTTCAATCCTTATTACGATCACCGGTCCGTCCGGAGTTGACGTCGTTCCCGCCCAGGTGATGACGAAAGATAGCACCGGGGTTTATCACTACAACTGGCTTTCACCGTACAATGCCGAGACCGGCATTTATACCCGTAAATATGTCACCGTCGATACACTCGCCGGAACGTCCATCCAGTACGGCTCGTTTGTTTTGGCTGCCCGGTCTCCGAGTACCGGCAAGTCCGTGGGTGCTCTTATCGATGAGGTTTCCATCGTCCTCGAGGATACAGGCAACGTTATCTTTTCGGACGCGGTTATCGCCCAGGAACTCGGGTATGCCGCAACAGCAGTATCGAAGTATTCGCCCTGCGAATCCAAAGAGACCGTTTTGCTTACTGCCGGGTCAACCGATGTAGAAACCACGGGCATAGAGGGATTACAAAAAATCGTCAAAGCCGAATATCCAATCGGTCAATCTCCGAAGGCGTTTCGGAACGTTACGCTCTTTTCAAATACCGCTACGATAGAAATCGACGCGACGCCGACCGCCGGAGAGCAGGCAATCCTTTACTGTGAAAAGCTGCACATACTGGATACCTCGGCTTCGACCCTAACGCCGGACCTGGAGCCCATCGTCGTCAACCTGGCGGCCGGGAACGTCGCGCTCAATAACATCGGCGACGGCAGGACACAGATCAAGGCCGCCATCGATGCCGCCGCGTTAGTAAATGCCTCCGTTGACAGCATGGCGGCACGGATAGCGCAGGCGACCACCGATATCACAGCCGCCAGAAACGCGATTGCGACCGACATTTCATCTGCCGGTACTGCTATCACCGCCGTCGGAAACACCATCACGACAGCGATGGCAAGTCTCGCCTCGGGCAAGTCAGCGGCCAGCGCCATTGCCGCCGATGTAACAAGCGCCGGTACCCAACTCGGTCTGGCCATAACAGACGTGGGCGCGGCAAGGACTAAACTGGCGACGGCGATCGCCGCATTCAGCAGCCAGCTATCCGATATCAGCGTACAAATAGATAGCTCCGAAGATGACCTGGCGGCTGCGCGTGCCTTGAACAACACCATCCCGACGTGGGCCACCGCAGAAACGGGGCTGCATTCATCGGCCAGCGGCGGTTATAACGCCGCCTCCAGCCGCATAAACGAAATCAGAACTATACTCAACGACTCCACCGGCATAACACAAGAGGGCACACTGGCCTCGAATCAACTCAATATCGTCTCCGGGATACTTAACGAACTGCGCACCACACTGTCCGCCAACGAAGGCAAAGCAGGCCAGTACAGGGGACTCGGTTCAGCCGAACTCATCGCAGCCACCGCATATATCGGGCAGGCCAAAACATTGCTTTTGAAGGTGCACGAGACCGTCAACACTTACACAGGGACGGCGGCGCGTGAGCTATCAACTGCGAGCGGGTACCTGAACGAGGCTACCGGCTATGTTCGCGAAGCTGCTTCACGCCTGAGTATTGCGAATGTACAGATGCAATTCACAAACTGGGGCCGCAACAAAGTCCAGAAAGCCGAAGCGGAACTAAAAGCGCTTGCCAGACCTAAAACAATCCAGACTTATCCGAGGTCTTAATGAGAACGATATCCGCAGAACTACAAGATGCGCAGGAATTGATTGAAGGCTCCCGCATTCCTTACATCCATCTGGATTTCGTACCGAACTCGGGCGTGGGAACCCACATCGACTATTCTGGCCGCTGGCTCATCGTCGACCAGTGGGAAACGACTTACGGAAAAGCGGGTGGGTGCATGGTGACACTCTCGAACCATGACCGGGCCGTTGTAGACCTTCGCGGCTATTACTGCGACATCGGATGGGGGGATATCGTCGAGGGGACGCCGGAATACGCGACGCTGCAACGGTTCTGGGTCGTATCTCAAACATGGGTGAGTTCGCCGAATGGCCTTGTCTCGACTGTGACGCTCGAAGACGCCATGCAGCATATCTTCAAACAGCAGGAATGGGACAGCACCGGTTCCCCGCCCGGGTTCCGCGCCGTCTGGGACAGAACGTATACGCCTTATGCGCTCCTGAACCTGATACTGATAACCGCGTTTGCGATTGTGCCGGGGGGTTTTACGCTGGTCGCGCCAGACGTTTACGACGACATCATCGATACCTTTCTGCCGTATTTCATCATTAACGACGGGACGTGGAACCCGTCCAGACCCAATACCATGGGAGCTTATGAGAGGTATTACGATATCATCGTCAAGCTCATCAGCCACACGAAAAGCTATCTGCGTCCGCAGGCTGACCTCGAATACAAGGTCATTTATCCGCAAACCGACGATACGGTGGACATGACTTATTACTCGGACAAGAAACCGCAATTCTACGAGTATCAGGAAAAGCTGAACGCTCTCATGCCCGACAAGGTGACGGTTTTCTACAATGCGACGCTCGACGCGGATGGCTATGTGCTTGATTGGGACAATATCGGGACCGCATCGTCCGGTGACGGAAACATCGTGGCTTATTACATGTTCCCGCGTATAGATGACGCCGGAGATGCCGCGAACCAGGCTGCTGCCATCCTGACACACCTGAAATCGGCAACCATGTCGGCAACTATCGTCGTGCCTCACGACTGCCGGGTAGAACTGTATGACAGGCTGGCTATAAAAGATGCGAGGGCTTAATGGCTATCACAACACACACAGTAAGCATTGACTGGTCTGTTCCACGAAGCATTTATGCCGAGGACGGGAGCCCTGCGGGTTGGCCTAACACTGGTGCGCAATATAACCCGACTATTGCCGCCGCCGCCGCTATGAGTTCAGGAACTCCTGGTTACTTACCATATTATAGATGGGGGTTCAGGGGCGGGTCGTGGCCGATGGCGGGCGCATACTGGGGTGATGCCAGTTCCGCTTGCGTAAGGGGTGTCTATGCTTATCGTGATACCAATGAGAAAGTTCCAGAAGCGGCCACAATTTTATCTGTTAAGTTTCATTATGCAAGTGGCGACGTTGGAACGTATTACCTAAAAAACTGCAACAGCATCCATGACCTCGTAACACATGAACTTGCTCCGTCAGACTTCGGAGTGATAAATTCCTCTCCAACTGTCGCTTCGCACAATGTTCCAACTTGGGTTGATTTCAACTGGCCTGACATAGACCTGCCGGTAAGTATATTCGATGGGAAGCGGACAGGAGCCGTCCAAATCGGGGTTACTTATGTTCCTATTTTGCCCGCTGAAACTGTGTATATGTCGGCTCACAATTATATGGCGAATAGTGGCGGTGGCGGGTACCCACAATTATTGACCACCTACACACTCGATCTGGAAGTATCAACCGGCGCGGCGACGAACAAACTCGGGAACCGCGCCACGGTGCACGGCACGCTCGTAAAAGGCGGGGGTGTCCATTGTTCCTGCTGGTTCGAATGGGGATTGACTACCGCTTACGGGCATACTACGAACTCAACGCAGCAGGAAACCGGCGAAAGCTTTGCTCAAATACTGAAAGGATTGAACCCCGAGGCAACCTACCATTACCGCGCCGCGGCTGAATACAGGTTCAACGGCCAGAATATAACCTTTTACGGGGCGGATGCGACGTTTACAGCGATGGCATATACTGGCTATCCGGCTGACCCTATCACCCGGGTTACGACGCTGAGGCATTATGCCAACAGGATGACGGGCGTATATCGGCTGACGGCGTACCTGGGCGGCCTGTCCAATCTGCCGGAACTGCCCTTCAGCACGTCGAAAACCCCTACCGGCACGACGCCGCTATACCCGACGCAATCGCCGGCGCTGGCGAATTACGACGACGACGGGAATTTCATGGGGTTCTATTAAGCGGTGCAGTTCATTGACGAACACAACGCGGTGGATGTGGTGGTGGCGGGGGAGGGGGTAAGCCTGGTTTACAAGCCTATGAAGGCCTTGTACGAACAAAAACTGATGCGAGTCGGGGTGTAATAGGCTATAAGTATCAGCTTTCAGTTTGGGGAACGAGATTGCAAGTTTAACCCAAACAGGAAAGGTAAATATAATACCCAATATTGATAATATGGTGCATATTATTAATATTGCAAGACCCCAATATTATTGAATTTTGCCAAGGACGATACTTGCACCCGAATTTGGAGAACCGAAGGCATCATTCTTTAGGCTAACCCATACAACAACATTTGCTTTCCTGAACACTAGGTCTTGGAGTAGACCTGTGTAGCTGTAATAAAAACTTTCATCTCCATAATGAGAATTAGATGCTGAAGCCTTCAGGGACAATTCTGTCATATATGCCTGGTGAGCCGCATCTATGCTGCTGTAAACAGCAACTTCAGATGTTAGCAAGGAAGGGCTGTAAATATTTTGTATATTCCCAAATGACGATTGATAAGCTGAGGTAGCATTACTCCTTGAAGTAGCAGCGGCACCAGACACTATCCAACCTGAGCCTAAATCGCTAATTGTCAAGACCAACTGTGAGGCAGGTTTAGTTATGAGTGATGGTGTCGGGGTAGTAGCTGCAGGGATTGTCGTAGCAGTTCCACCACATGAAAACATCAGAAATTCAGGATTTGAGAAGTCTGAATATGTACCATCCTTAGCTACGCTTTTAACGCACCACACATACCTATTTCCAGACATCAATATTCCGCTTGGAACCTCCACAGAAGTAGTTGTCGTATCTTGCGACCAGATATTGTCCTCAATTCCTGCATGACCATTCGCGTCTAGTTTATAAACAAAAACCCTATATAAAGCAGCGTTTTTTACAGCACTAAATTTTAAGGTCGGTGCCGTATTTCCAATTATTGGTACATTTCCTACAGAGTTATTGCCATTGGTGATAGCAATACCTGGTGAAATTAACAAAGGAGCCTCCAATATACTGTTTGCTGTTTGATTGTTATTAAACCAGTACCCGCAGCCCGCAAGCACAACAATCAAGACTACAACAAATATCCATCGACCCTTTGGTGTTTTCTTTTTACTTGGTATTGACGGGCTTGAATTCTGACTTTGTTTATTTGGAGTTGCAGTTAGGGTATTTGGCTGTTGAGATATGCCTTGTGTTCTCAGAGTTGCAATTATTTCAATTGGCTGTTGAGGTACGCTTTGTTTATAGATAGGAATTAGATTTGCATTGGAACCGAGCAATTGTTGTTTTTTGTTTGTGAATTCTTCCTCAGTCAAGATACCTTCATCTTCGAGTTGTTTTAATTTTCTTATTTCGTCAGCGACGGAAAGTTGACTGGCTAATGGTGCACTATTCTGCTCTAAAGTGTTCCCATTTTGTTTCGAATAATTTAATACATAACTTTGAATTTCTAAGGCTATGCCATAGTATTCCCGACCCTTAAATGTGATACAGTTTTCATCGTTTGTCTTTTCAACCATGCCGCCCATTAAACTGTTAACAAGACTAACTGCGGCTCCCCTCGGCATATGCGAAGTACCCCCCGTATCTCTTCCTTCTACCGAGAAATAGATAAAGCCACTCAACATTGTTCCAGGTTCCTTCACTTCCACAGAGGTTATGTTCTTTATAGGTAGTAATTTCTCGCTTTTAGAACCAAATACCCCGCTGTAGACTATCTTGATATCAGACCCTTCCACGCTGACGATTTTTTGATATCCATTTATTTTTAGCAATTCGTTATAGGCTAATTCTATCTTTGGCTCTTTGTATTTTATTGTGTCTTCTATTAACTGATCATTCTTGAGTTCTGCATAACTCGGAGAGTTGTTCGCAGCATTTATCTGCTGGTCCATTGGAGTGATGATTGGGGAAACTTCATGTTTGTCATTATTAGCGTGACTTACGTCATTTGATTCGTTAAGGGCTTTAGCCCTATCATTACAGTTTTTCGCCAAGCGCAGTTCACCAAGTCTTTGATGACACTCGCCTAGATACTCGAAATAACGTGGATTTTTAGGTGAAATCTCGATAAGTTTATAGTAGATATTTTTTGCTCGTTTGTAGTCTCCTTCATTAAAGGCTTCAAGCGCTTGATTCTCAACATCAACAAGATTTTTCATGATTATCACCTCGGCAAGATGGTAGGTATTATCAGAAATTTTTAATACCAAACCGTATTGAGGCTCGTGCCTCTTTAGTATCGACACCGATGTTATACCCAACGAATACGATTGTAAAGGAACGGACATGATGATCAAAAAGGCCATATTGATAAGTTATAACGCGGGAACATATAAGGCCATTCTGCAGATGGCAGGGAGTGACAAGGCCTATCTGGAGGGGGTGGCGATCGCCAAAAACATATCCTCGGCGGCCATGGTTGCCGGATGCAAGCTGGCGGTGCTGTTCTTCGACGAGAACAATGCGGCGGAGGCGGGTGGTGGGGGTGTGGTGAATCACACTAAGCAATTGGTTTGACTTGCCATTGAACAAACACCCGGCACAATCGCATTACGACGACGACAAGAATTTCATGGGGTTCTATAAAAAGGACGTAAAGATGAAAATACCTGATTTAACCGTGACCGACCTGGTGAAAAACATCATCTGCCTGCTGATAATCGCGGCTACGCTGCTGCTGTATGTTCAGGGGATCGAACCGCCGGTAGAACTCAAACTCATTTCCGGCGCGGTGCTGGCGGGCTACGGGATAAACATAGCGCAGACGGCAGTGACGCAGGCGAAAGCCAAAACCCCGAAAGAGACGCCTCCGGCGGAAAGGACTTGAATATAACGGCTGGGGAATTCGCGGGGATGAATGAAGAACAGAGGACGGTACTCACGTTCGAGATACTTTCCAGCATCGATAAAAGCGTAGCGGCCCTGGCCGAAGACATGGCCGGGGTTAAAAAGTGTGTGCAAGAGGGAAAACTCTCAGACAGCAACAACGAAAACGCCGTCCGGAAAGCGCAGGCTGCCGGAGACGAAGGTGTCCGTATCGCGATGGCCGCTAACCGGCGTATCGACCGGATCATCTGGGCCGGGCTGGTACTTTCGGTTACTACGCTGGCATCTTTGATAATCGCCATCCTCGGGTACCTGATTCAAAAAGGATTGAAGATATGAACGGTTTAAAACTCGGCAAGCTGCCGGCCAGGGAAGACAAACGCACATTTCAGATGCGCATGTTCCTGCCTGCGAAGCTGCCGCCGATTCCCGATTCCTTCGACGTCGATGATTCGCTGGCGTGCCCGGTGACGATAGACATGCTGGCGAACGATGAGCTCGGGGACTGCGTGATGGCGGGGCGGGGGCACCACACGCGCCGTTTCGAGGCCAGAGAACAAGGATGCCTGACGCTGCTGCCGGATAAGTCAGTCCTGGCTGCTGTCAGAAGCGAATACATTAAAGAGGGCCACGGGAAGGATAACGGGCTGGTTGTGCTCGATTCGCTGAATTGCTGGCGCAAAGGCTGGACCGTCAACCGGCGCAGATATAACATCTATGCTTTCGGGCAGATCCACGCGGCTGACCGGGAAGAGGTGGCTACCGCCATCTATCTGCTTGGCGGGGCCCAATTCGGGTTGGACCTGCCGCTTTCTGCGGAATCGCAGTTCTATGCCGGTGAACCATGGTCTATTGTGCCCGGCTATAAAGCCAAACGCGGCTCGCTGGGCGGGCATCTGGTATATGGCAACAAGTTCGAAGTTAAAGGGTGCAGCGGGGAAGGTGTCTCGGTTATTACCTGGGGGAAAAAGCAGCTGGTGACATGGGATTTTCTCGAATACTACTGCGACGAGGCCTTCGCAGTGGTGGACAACCGCAACCGGTGGCTGAAGTCATCGACGCTGGATGTTGAGAAGCTGGACGGGTATCTGAGGGGGGTAGCGGGATGAAACCCATAATAGAACAGATGTGCTATACTAAGCAAATGACAGGTGAAGAAATTAAAAAGATAAGAGACCGCCTCTGCGAAAGCCAAGTCGACTTCGGCAAAAGGTTCTCTGTCGAATACCATACCGTCTTGAGATGGGAGAAGGGCTATCAGAGGCCAAGTGGGATATACATGGGGTTGTTGATCAAGTTAAAGTGGAAGCTAGATACCAAAATTCCCATAGCGGTTCCACGTAAGAAATATTCGACACGCAATATAAAAAATAAGGGGCGGACTCTAATCCGCCCCATTCTTCTATTTGAGCAAGTTATCCACGGGTGAGGCGCGTTCGTGCACCCGCATCATATCTTCCCCAGCCAGGCTCGATAGATAAATCTTGGTAGTTGTTATGTCAGCATGCCCCATCATTACTTGAAGAGTGGCCAGATCCCCACCATTTCGCAGGTAACTCATTGCAGCTGTATGTCTCAGTGTATGAGGCCCAATCTTGACGCCCTGACAGCCAGCGCGTCTCAACATGCGCCGGATTGCCATTTGGACACCTCCCCGTTGCAAGGGTGTCTTCTCTTCGGTTATCCAGAGACTGGGCAGATCAATTTCGCGTCTCATTATCCAATAACGCAATAAGGCTTTATGAGTCATTTTCCCAATACGAACCTGACGTTCCTTGCCACCTTTCCCCATCACCGTGATAATGCCCTTGTCGATATTTACCTGTGAAAGCTGTAGCTGCGACATTTCATCCAGTCGCAATCCGGTATCAAGGAAGATGAGAAAAATGGCAGTATTGCGGGTGTCGCAAATAGAACTGATTCTCCCGGAATGCCGGGGGGCCATGATAGCCAATACATCAAAAATATTCTTATTTGAAAGCGGTTTAACCAGCTTTTTGGGAACCTTGGGGGGATGAATGGTCGCCATAGGGTTTTCCCTGATGACGCCTTCGCGGATTAGCCAGTTAAAAAAAGAGTGCATGGCGCGATAATACGCGCTGATCGTATTAGCACAGAGACCGCGCTCCTGGAGACTTAAGAGGAAAAGCCGGACAGAATATGGAGTAACGGGTTTATCTTTGGAAAACGCAGTAAGTTCAGAAAGCCGCTGAGAGTAGCCAAACAGCGTTTTGGGTGACTTACTTTCTACCTTACAAGTGAGTAAATAATAGTCGATGGAGTCTTTTAAATTATAGGCACATTTAGCATGTGGATTGTGGTCTGAAACATTCGTGGACTGTGCCTGAGACCTGCTATACAGACTGTGTTCTGAAACCATTCATATCGGTTGCCCACCGGTAGATTTAGCTTTGGGAGGGGTTGTGGTGGGCGATTCAAGATTCGAACTTGAGACCCCAGTCTTATCAGGACTGTGCTCTAACCAGCTGAGCTAATCGCCCTATTTCGCTTCTGTATTCCTGGCTATTCTGTCCAAGTCCTCTTCAATGTGAATGAAGAGCATCACCATCC